CCAGAGACGCGAATGTTGATTGCGCTGGCCGTGCCAGCAATTGTACTGATGAAGTCGCCAGAACCCAAGACCTGACCCACCAGTTCAGGGAACGTGTAGACCTCGTTCGCCTGAAGGGTCTTGGTCTTGGTGATCAAGTTCGTGCTGCCAGCCGAGCCAGCGGTCGTCACCAGGTTCACCGAGATCGTGGCGGCAGATGCGCTGATGTTCGTGGCGGTGAACTTGTCGATGATCGCAGTCACACCGCTGGCGGTGTACTGGGTGGTCTGAGCGTTTTCGGCATACTTGGCCGGTACGAGAACTTTGACGGTGACGGTCATGTCGTGATCCTTTAAATTTATCCGGCCTGCAAGATGCGCCAGTTTGCACCGTTGGACACCAAGGTCGCCCATGCGCCATCGGTGGCGGGGAGAATGGATGTCTGCGTCGAGCCACCGGTGATCAACACAACATCACTGCTGGCGGATACCAGCAATTGTGGCTGATAGTTGGTGAAGTGTAAAACACGGCCAGTGAATGCCGCCGCCGAGGGCAGTGTCACCGTACAGGTCGATGTCTTGTTGTTGATCAGCCAGCTCTCTGTGGCAGCAACCGTGAAGTCGGCAGTCTTTGTGGCAGGCGATCCATTGGCAGCGTTGATCACTGACGCAGGAGTGACGTTCTGCCAGATTGTGCCGTTGTACTGAATCAAGTCACTGGTCGACAGCGTGCCAAACTGCACGTTCGAGTCGGTGCCGCCCAGCACGGAACCAGTGGACACCCTGACAAACACATCACCAGACCCAGCGGGCGCAGCATTAACCACGACAGCAATTGTCGCTTTGATGTTGGGGGCCGTAGGCTGAGTCTTGGTCAAACCACCAGCAACTGACGGGTTGTAGTACAGAATGTCACCGTCTACCCAGGTTTCGCCGACCGGTGATCCTGTCGTATTCCACCCTCGGACGTTACCGAACGATGCGACTAGGCCAAACCCGTTGTGCGCAATGTCTTCCGCAGCAACGCCCATCAAATACTGCCCATCGGTCAGTCCTGTGGCTGGGGCACCCGTGATCACGCCGCTGGCACCCACAGCACCAGTGAACATGATCAACTGACCTTTGGTGATGGCACTGTCAGCCTTGATGTAGAAATACTGCGACTCACCCACTCGTTGGAGCACGTTTGCAGTCATCTGGACGCCAAGTGTTGTACCGCCATCCCACGCAACAGTACCGATGGCAGGCGGCACATTTTCAGCCGTGGTGTCAAACGTCACCCATGGTACGTTGGCCTGCTGAAGCTGCGACATCGTGCCCAGCTCTGCCCGAGGCATCACTTGCAGTTCTTGGCGGATGTTGTCCACTTGCGCGGCAAGCTCGGCAGTTCCAGTGCTTGGCGCACTGCCCACTTCTTGCGCCAGCGCCTGCAATGTCGCATCGTAAGCAGCCAGCAAGGATGCAACATTCGGCCCGACATCAGGATTGTCGTTGACCTCATTTGCCGCTGTGTTCAGCGACAGGAAGAACAAGAACCATGCCCTGTCGATCAACCCCGTGCGAGGGTCAATCAACGGTACCCGTGGTGGCGTGATCGACGTATTAGGCATTGGTCGGACTCAGCAGCAGTTCAGCGCCCATGATGGCGATCTTCACTGGGTCAGTGCCCGACACCTCGTACACACGGTCGCGCAGCTTCAGGGTCATGCCCAGACGCCGCCAGATGACTCGGCGGTAGTATTCGCCCACTTTGCCCATGGGCACCCAGTGCTCATTGGACCATGTGTGGCCACCATCGTCGCTCCAGCGCAACATGACCTGTGGGTCTTCACCCTGGCCGGTGACCGTGCCGGTGCCAGCTTCGACGTCGAGCTGGAGGCTGTGGTGCGCAGTGCGCTTGAGGTTGTTTTGCCCAGTGGGCAATGCACGCCAAGACCGCAGCCACTTTTGAACGTCATCGTTGTCCGAGTAGTCCTCAAGGTCGAAGGCGTAGATTTTGCCGTTCTCGTAGTCGCCAATGACGATCTCGTGGTTGAACGACATCTGGCAGTTGCCGCGATGGCGGGTGAACGCACCGTCAACAAACCCGGCACGCTCGTGCCATGCTTGAGTCGCGGCATCGTAGACCCAGGTGGTGTTGGCCGTTGGGAACACCAGCACATAGAAACTGTGGCCGTCTTGCTGGTAGGTGTACCCGATGGCGTCCGTCAGGTCCTCGTATTGTTGGATCTGCCACTCGACAGCGTGCGTCGAGATGCGCTGGCCGGTGTAGCCGTTGGCACGGTAGACCATGCCTTGGCCACGGCGGTCACGACCCAGCCAGAACAGACCGTTGTCCATCTTGGCCACCGAGTAAGGGGCGGCAAGGCCCAGCTCGTTGAAGGCACCTGGGATGCGCTGGAGAGGGAAGTCCAAAGCGCCGGTGTCGTTCCACACCTCGATTGAGTTGGTGCCAAAGGCCCAGACTTCGCGGAAGTTGGCAGCAACGGCCACCAGACCGTCAGGGGAGCCTTCGGTGCTGGCAAAGTCCAGCGCGTCAATGGATGTGCCTTCAAGGATGGCGGTGATCCACATCCGCTGACTGTTTGGTTCGTTGAACACAAAGTAGCCGTCCAGATACGCCACAGTCACAGCGCCAGGGAAGTCCGTATCCGTGATCTGGACAAAGACACCCGTGGTGTTGTTGTAGACGTAGCTGGGGCCATTGCAGGCAATGAAAATCTGCGTGCCGTTGTCGGCCATGCTGACAGGACCAGTGCCGCTGACATCGCCCACCTTGGTGGCCACGTACGAAGTGTTGATCTTGTACAGCTCGGTGCCCGACACCACAAAGGCCACATTGTCGTCAGACGCAAATGCCCACAGGCCACGGATGGGGCCGGTGCCGATGGTGTTGAGCAGGCGCAGGCCAGGCGCACGATTGAGGAACGCTGGCTCCTTGCCAGCCTCGGGCACGATCTCTGGGAACAGATTGACCATGCGGGCATCCGCAGCGTTGACGCTGCGTGCCACGTAGCTGGAGCCAAGGATCGGGGACTTCATCAGTAGTTACCAGCGTAGACGTTGAACCGCTGGCGGGTGGCCACCAGTGAGTACGGCATGGACATGATGTCGTCAGGGTTGTTGATGCGCTTCAAGTCGCGCTTGCTGGTCATGGCGATGCGCTGCACCTGTGGGCTTGGCTCCACGCCAAACTCAGGGGCGATCTCCATGGCAAGGTTGTATGCGAATGCACGCAGATACCCTGGCGGGAAATGCAACACCGTGGTCAAGTTGGCAGGTTGATCCAATTCCTGCACCGAGACGATGTGCCACTCCAGATCCCGTGTGGGGCGGGGGTAGACCGTCATCGTGATGTCAGGGTAGCCCATGTTCACAAAGCAGACCTGTGGGTACGTGGAGGTCACGGTCTTGACCGCGATGCCATCGTATTGCTGCTGGTTGATGAACTTGATGCCAAAAGACACATTGGTGCCCGGGTCGCGGTAGTACGTGGCGTCATCGACCAACACTGGACGAAGACCCACAAAGTCACCGGATGGGCCAAGCGTGCGGATGTACTCACCCGCAGGCCATGTGAAAACTTGATCTTGTGTGCAGAAGACAGACAGGCGCTCAGTGTTCCAGCTTTCGATCATCTGGTTGAGCGCCATCAGGGCGTCTTGGGACATGTCTGCGGACGGCGTTTCACCTTCGGCAAGAATGCCGAGCAGTCGAAGTGCTCGATTGATTTGATCGCCAGCGGTGTACGTTGCCATGCTCAGACTCCTTCGGGTTCAGCTTCCACTTTGCGCGTGTACTTGCGCTTAGTCCCGAGTGCGTTCACGGGAGCCGCTTCTTCGGAGGCCGAAGGCGTTTCTGGATTGTAACGCGACCAGCCGTTTTTTTCATCAGCAACGGCCTCAAGTTCCATCGTGGCAACTTTGGCACCGTGCAGCGGGTGGGTTAGGTAAATGACAGCCATAGGAGTCCAGTAAAAAGGCCCCCGAAGGGGCCTTCAGGTTTAAGCAACCTTGTACACGGTCCAAGCGCCGTCACCCGTCTTGCGGAAACGGAACACTGCGCTGGAAGTGACAGGCACGACCACGAAAGCGTTGCCGCCATCGGTCAGGCCAGTTGCAGTTGCCAATGTCACGGTACCTGTGGAGGTGCCGGTGTTGACAACGCTCAGGTCAAACGTACTGCCGACCTTGGCGCTGCTCACAACTTCGTCGATCAACGCAGCGGTGGGCAGAGTGTAGGTGGCAGCAGTCGTGCTGGGGTTGGCCACAAGCATGCCAGCCGTCACTTGAGCAGCAGTCAAGGTGGCAGTGGATGTTGCGGTTGCGGGGGTGGCTTCGTAGCCGAGGAGAACTTCGTTCAGGTTGCCGTCACCGACTTGGTAACCGCCTGCGCCGTTAGGGAGAGCCATGATAATTTCCTTTCAAGATTGAGATGCAAGAAAGGGGACCGAAGTCCCCGTTTCAGTTTAGCCCCACAGACGAACGCCCATTTGAGGACGGATCGTGCTGTAGCCGTACAGAACGTCAATACGGCAAGGCAGACGGTCGTTGTTGATGTCGTACTGACGAACAACGCGCAGGCTGATACCGTTGTGAACGGCACGAGCAGCCATGTCAACGCCTTGTGGCAACAGCAAGTCAGCAGTTGCGAAGGTGATGGCATCCTTGTGGTACACCAGGTTCTGAGCGTACTGGGTGGAGGCAGCGCCCACGAACACGATGGCCTTGCTGGTAGCAGGCAAAGTGTTCACGGTAGCCAAAGCGTGAGCAGCCGAGTAGATCGGAGCCACGGTGATGCTGCCAGCGCCAGAGCCGTTCAGGGTCACGTCAGCCAAAGCGACGAACTGGAACAACGAACCAGTGGATTCACGGGTTTGTGGGTTCACAGCGTAGCAGTCAGCCACAGTGAACACATCGCCAGCCTTGACGGTTGTCGAAGTGCCTGCGCCGGTGATGGCGATGGTGGTTGCGCCTTCAGAAGTCACAGCAGCGGAAGTTGTACCGCCAGTGGCTGTACGCGAACCGGTGGTGAACTGCTTGATCGACTGAGACATGTTGATCTCGTCAAAGCCCAGCACGCCAGTGCCCATCATGCCGTTCTTGAACTGCTTGCTGATGGTGTCGGTGGGGTTGAACAGACCTTTCATGCCTTCGACCAAACCAGCGTTGGCGGCTGGGTTGACGGTGGCGTAACGAGGGTTCATCACAGCAGCGTTTTCGTTCAGTTTCTGTTGAGCTTGCAACAGAACCAAAGAAGTGGCTGGAGTGGTGCCAGGAGTGCCGACCGAGTTGCCGATGGTCTTGTAAGCGTTGGCGACATCAGCGTCGATGCTGGATGCCAACTGGCTGATACGAGGCTTCAGCACACGCTCTGCGAAGTCGTCCAACTGCATGGTCAATTCGGCAGAAGTGAAGTTCACGCCGATGTGCTTTTGGTTGGCGACAGTCAGGGTGGTGTACTGCTCGTTGTCGTCCTGGACTTGCAGGGCGGCACCGTCAGTCACCAGAGCGCGGTCGGGCAGGCGGATACGCAGTGTGGAACCGATCTTGGCACCTTCAACAGCGAAGCTGTCGTCGTACTGTCGGTTCACGTTGCGGGTCAACACGAGGTTGTTTTCCAAGATCTCCAGCGATTTGCGGGTGATCATGTCAATGGTCAGAATGCTGTTAGACATGTGAGTCCTTTCAAAAGTTTAGCGGGTTGCCATTGCTTGCAGTTTCTTCATCTGCCGGGCACGTTCGGCTTCAATCCACTGCGAGTCCGACATGGTCTTGGTAGACCGTGGGTCCGTAGTGTCATAGGCCGGTGCTCCAGAGGAGCGTGCGGTGACAGGTGAAATCGGCGCAGGCGCTGACGTGGTACGTTTCACGGGAGGTTCAGCGGCCAGTTTGGCTTCGATCTTCCCGATTTCTTTTGCCTGTGCAAGTGGCGTCATGCGCGAGATACGTTCTGCGTCTTTGGGGTTGGAGCCGAGGTAGTAAGCCAACTCGGGGCCAATGTCCGAAGACTGGATCGTTTCGGCCATCACGTTGGTGATTGGGAGCTTGGGGTTGTAGGCGACTTGCTCGAAGTCATCATACTTGTCCCGTGCTGCTTCCTCACGTTCCTGATAGCTCTCGAGGACTTGCGACTGCTGCTTGGCGGCTTCACGCTTGGCGATCAGTTCTTCGGCTTTCTGGAGGGCCAATGCTTCAGCATAGGCTTCAGGGCTTTCAAACTGGTCAGCGGATGCCGTTGGGGCTGCTTTCAACACCTGCTGTTCGGCCTGGCGTTGCGCTTGCTCTCGTTCCCACTTACGTTGCTCTCTTGCGAGGCGTTTGCCGATTGCAGCATCGAGTTCTTCTTGTGTGAAGGTCTTCGAGGGCTGTTCTTCAGCGACTTCCGGCGTACTTTCAGCACTTTCAGGAGTGGCCGTCACTTCTGGTGCAGGCGCGGAGTCAACTTCCGCTAAGGCTTGGACTTCTTCAGTCATTGATATGAACCTTTCGATTCCCCGGTGAACCTCGCCGGTACGGTGTTCTTTATCTTACAACACCTGTGGGGAATTTGCCACAGGTGTCGAGATTATGCGCGGTACAGCTCGTACCAGTACGGTGCTTCGTAGATCAGACCAATTTTGTTGGTCGTTGTGGACATTACGTAGTCACCGCTGGCCAGTCGGATGTTACCTGTGCCGTTTTTGACGGTCACGTCCTGGGCAGAATCAGCGGATCGCAGGATGATCATGCGATAGTCCAACGTGTTCACGATGGTGTCCAGATCATCTGTGGCTGCGCCGCCTTCGGTGCTTACCGCAAAGTAGACACCGGTGGCAGGTGCCGTGATGCTACCTGTGGCAATCGTCAGGTTGCTGCCCCGAGGATAGACAACAGGTGCAAGCGCACTGGAGATGTCAGTGTAGTCAGGAATAGCAGCCCAACGATCAATGCGCAACCAACGACCAGCGCCATTGGTTTCCGAGATTTGGGTGACGGTGTTGGGGGAGAGGGTGCTGGCACCGTCCCAACGAAACACGCCCGCTGGGACATTGTCCGCAGCGGCTCCTGCACTGGCTTGGATCGACTCCATGAAACTGCGGCGACCAGCGGGAGTGTCAGTGATCGGCAACGGCGTGATCGTGTAGGGCGTTGTGGGCACGCTGGCGGTCTGCTGCTCGACCAGCGTGATGCTGTCTGCGGCGACGGAGCCGTTCACATCCATGGCGCCTGGGCCTTCAATCGTCAACACACCGGACGAGGGTGGTACATACGCTGCGGTCGATGCATCGGTGCCCACGTAGCCCGAACCCGAAGCCGACATGAACAGATCGTTTGTGGAACGGGCCAAACCACCAGTGGCGGTGAAAATGCCGTAGCACGCACCTGTGGTGCCGTCATCGCGCTCAAATGGCGACATGCGGATGGCATTGTTGATGCTGTCCACAAAGGCCTGGCTGACAACCTTGGGCTGGCGCTGGCCGACACAGTGCCAGAAGTTCTCACGCATCGTGACAAACAGACGCACGGTCTGACCAGTCAGGGCTGTTGGGCACCATGTTGGGCGACCGGTCAACTGGTAGCAGACCAACGAACCGATGAGTGAGCCTTTGTCGTGCGTGCTGAAGTAGCAACGGGACACGGTCACTCGGCAGTTGGCGGTCAGTTCCACCAAGGTGGTCATGTCGATGCAGGCGTCGCCGGACCACTGGAACGAGCACTGGTCAACCCAGACCTTGTCAGCGGTGGAAGGCTCGATCCAGATGCTGTCACGCAGGGTGGCGGTGGCGGCATTGGCCGTTGCGCCAAACTGCAAGCGGCGGATGATCACGTTCTGGCCGGTCACCTTGAATCGAGTCACATCGAATGCGGCCCAGATGTTGACGTTGCGGCCAGGCGCGTCGATGGTGACGTTGCCAGGGATCAGAATCTGCGCATTCAGGTGAATGTTGAACTGACCCCGTGGGAAAAACAGCACGTTGCCACCGCCAGCAGTGCGGGCCTGCTCCACAGCCCACAGCAGACTGCCTGGCTCGTAGCCTGTCAGTGCGTTGGTCACCCAGTAGGTCGAGTAGCCGTAGCCACCGGTGGTGCCTGCGGTCAGCGCGTAGCCTGACATGTCGGAAATGTCCGCAGCCATGTCGATGGCCTGTTGCTGGCTGAATGCGGTTTCTTTGACAGCCGTCGAGAATGTCTGCGTTGCACCTTCGGCAAATGTCAGCTTGACGCCGCCCGTGGCAGTGAAGTCGTAGGGCGCATTGGTTGACCCAGTGGCCAGCACTTCAAACAGCAGATCTTCGGTCTTGGCATACACCTTGTCACCAGCAGCCACGCCGGTGTATGTCAAGGTGGACAAATCAAGGATGCTGTTGACGAATTTGTTGGCCAAGCTGGAGATCGCAGTGGCGTTTGTAGCCAAGGCTGTGGCCACCGTACCTGCGCCGTAGCCGATCATGGTTGCACCGGTGGACGATGCCAGATCGGTGATCAACTGGTCCAGCGCAATCGAAGTGGCACCACCAGCCAGGTTGTCGTAGGTGCCGAGGAGAACGTCTGCCGAGTCCTTGATGACGAACTTGTACGAGTCGGTGCTCAACAGCCAGATTTCACCGCCAGGAATGCGGCCAGTGGAATCCAAAATGATTGGGTTCGTGTGAGCCGTGCCGCCCGAGGAGCTGGTGTAGGTGGCTTTGTTGGTGGTCGTACCGGCAGCGTAGGTGTAGATCTTCCCACCTGCCAGCGGCACGCCAGCGTTGGAAAAGAACTGACCGGCTGCGCCGCCGAGAGGGGAGAGGGTAACAGCCATGGTTGGTCCTTATGCGCTCAACGCAGCGACTTTTTCTTGGAATGCTTTGACACGGGCTTGCAGGGTCACTTCTTGCTCGGCAAGTGCGGCGCTGCGTGCGTCCATGTCTGCCTTCTGAGCAGCCAGCGACTGAGCAGCCGTTTCAGCCAACGCCTCGCGGTTCTTCAGATCAGCTTCACGAGCAGTCACGTCAGCGTTGAACGCCTTTTCCTTGGCCGCGATTTCCTTGGCCTTGGCCTTGGACTCGGCCAGCGAGGTGTTGGCTTCGTTCAGTGTCTGCTTGGTGACAGCTTGCAATTCGGCAATCTCGGCACGGGCAGCGGCCAGCTCTTTACGAGCAGCTTCGCGGTCGGCCACAGCGTCTTGGACCGCTGTCATCGCGCCTTGTCGGACTTCCAACTCGTCGCGCAACACCGCCATTTTGGCAAGGTCGATGGGCAACTGCTTGCTGAAATACTCAACGTAGTTCACGGATGGGGTGTCGTTGGAGACGTTCATTTTGACCTCTTAGGAGTAGTAGGTGATGTTCAGTTTGGCACCACCGGCTTGCTCAATGAACTGGATCTGGGACAGATCGCCGTCATACTGCAAGGTGACGCCTGCGGCCAGGGGCATGCCCACGGATGCCGTGGGGGCCACGTTGTCATCGCGCCAGCGAACAGCTTGACCTTCGGGGGTGATGATGGCGATACGGGGACTGCCCACCAGGCCGTTCAAGTCGCGCTGGGGGACGGTGAGTTTGGTTGCAGAGCTCAGACTTGTGATCTGCTGGTAGCCCATCACCGAGGTGATTGCTTTGAGGTTGATAGCCATTAAAATCTCCTTCTTTCGGTGAATGACCGAAGTTTGATCAGCAAGTCGTCAGTGGGGACAATTGGCGTGACCCCGCTGACCACAACGGCGGCAGGTTGCCCTGCCACAGTGTACGACCCGTTGTTGGCGTAGACAATCCGTGATTTTTGGATTGTCGCGGCAAATCCGGTTGTATTGTACGTCCCAACGCCGCCAGAGATCAACCGATCCCTTGACAAAGAGGCCGATTGCCCTGTGACAGCGTATGACCCGCTGTTTGCAACAAGGCGTTTGGATCGCAGCAGCGTGGCCGATTGGCCCGTAACCGTGTACACGCCGTTGTTGGCAACAATGGTGAAACCACCACCGGCCTTGACAATGCTGGCATTTTGACCAGTGACGGCATAGCTACCGTTGGCGGCAGTCAGGATGCGGGTTTTGAGCAGTGTGGCCGACTGGCCGGTGACCGAGTAAGTTCCGCTGTTGGCGGTGATGGTGTATCCAGCCCCAGTACCTGTGTCAAAGATACCAGAGTCGAATATGCCTATGTCAAAAATGCCCGCCACTCATTACTCCTGGGTGGGATCAGATGGCCACAGCGCCAGCCATGTCGGGCTGTGTCATTACCCACTCGTAGCATCGTGAGATGAAGTTGTCACCGGATTGCACTTCCACTTGCTCATAGGGTGCATGATAACGGCGGAAGTCCACATCACGAGTGTCATCATTCTCTGGTGGCGAGGCATATCCCACAACGTCAATCATGATTGTGTGCTTATGTTCTGCATCACTGCGTTCACGGCCCACGGATGCGGTAACAATGCGAAAATAAGCACCAGCGAAAGGGACACCAAACCGAGATGTCAAGAGATCAAGTTTAATTGCCATTTTTGTTCCTTATGCGTAGCCGACTTCGGAGGTATCCAAACACCCCACCCATCGAATGTTAGTTGCTGCGGCCCCTGTTGCAGTCACAATTAATGATCCAGCCGATGTATCAGTCGAAAGAGCAAGCGTCCATCCCGGTACGTTACTGATCGCTGTGACGGTAGAAGCCACAAGGGTAACGCTTGCACTTGTTCCTTCTTTGCGGATCAAGCCTTCAACTTTCCAAGCAGCCGATTGTGTGCCACCGGAGGCTTGTTGTCTTGCAACGACAGTTCCTGTGAACGAAACTGCTGTGTTGTCAGGAATGGTAATTTGATTAATACCAAGACCAAACCCGTTGAATCCAATGTTTGTAGGAGTAGCGTTTGTTGTTGCGTTTGAAATTAGCCATTTACTAGCTTGGCGGTCGCCTGTTGTTGAAAACCGACCAGCAGCAAAAGCAAATTGAGCTTGTCTAGGTGTACTACTGTATCTACCAAATGCAACACTGTAAGTACCAGTCGCAGTGGCTCCTTGTCCAAAAGCAAACGAACCCTGACCCGCTGTACTTGCTGAAGGCCCGATGGCACAAGATTCCGCCCCTGACGCAACAGGGCCAGCCCCGACACCTACGCTACCCCCTAATGCAACCGAACCAGCCGCTGACGCTAAGGCTCGGTATCCAATAGCAACCGAGTTATTTCCTGTTGCCCCGTAAGTGCCGGTGTTGTTTGAAATAGCGGCTGCAAAGCTGTCTGAACCAGATGCGTAAGAACCACCAATAGCCGTTGACCCGTCCCCCGCGCTTACAGAGCCTGTTGCACTGGTATTTGTTCCGAGAGCTAATGACCTAGCGCCTGTACTGGAAGCACCGTAACCAACTGCGGTAGACCTAGCCCCCGCTGCGGATGCTCTTGTACTGCCTGTATAGTTGTTTTCTGCATACCCTCGCATGGTTTTCTTATCACCAACCTGCCAGTTTGTTCCATCACTGATGATCTGAGAACCTTCACCGCTTCTGAGCAGCAATGTTGTAGCTCCGTCAATTGTTTCCGAACCGTTTGGAGTTACAGTAGTTGTAGTAATCAACCCCGTGTTCCATATCCAGCAATTAAACCCTGCACCAATGGTTGCAGCAGATGGTAACGTCACTGCAAACGTGCCATTACAGTTGATGATCGTACCCAAATCGCCAGCAACAACCGTGTAAGCGGCTGTCTTGTTGCTGATCGTCAGAGCACCACCACCGCCACCGGATGCGGATAGCGTGCCTGCGCTGAGTGAGAGGCCACTGCCGATGGCAATTTCTTCAACCGAGCCTGTGCCTGCCGTAGACCGGCCAAGCAAACTGTTGGTCGCCATGACGATGGCGTGTTCCTGGTTCCACTCTGCTTTGTGGATGTCACCGTTGCCAGCGTCAGTGCCAGTGGCAAGCGTTGCATGGAGTAAAGAAAGAGCCATTCCGATTTAACCTCAAGTTGCCTGAAACACGCCGTTGGTGCCGTCCAGAGTCACGGTGACAGTCTCGCCAGAGGCAACTGCCTGGCTGGTGCCGTAGTCCCAGTAACCCACGTTGGTGCCGGTGGTCGAATCGACCAGCACAGCGTACTGGAACGTGAAACCAGCGCCCGAGGCAGTCCAGACGCTTGGGCTTGCCAGCACCAGCTTGAACGTGCCACCCGTCTGCGATGCGCTTGTCGTGCTGGCAGCATTACCACCCGTGGTGTAGCCGTTGCCGTTGGCGACTTCAGTGATCGTGCCAGCAGACTGGTTGACCGCAGTGGCCAGCTTGATGACCCACGAATCGGAACCCGAGTTGATGCCTTCAAAAAGGTTCTCAATCGCGGGGGTGAATTTGTTGTACGTTGCCATGATTTGTCCTTACGCCAGGAATCGGAGTTTGTAGAGGGTCGTCAAATACAGCTCGACGATGTTGTCAATGAGCTGCTGCAACGAGGAGTCCGATTTGTCCGCCACATCGTAGCGGCCTTTCTCGATCTCAGCAAGTTGGTCCTGCAAGAACTCAATGATGTTGGTGGTCTTCTTTGCCGCAGGAATGGCAATCGGACCGATCAGGCCATGACGACCCTGATAGGCTTCGGCAAATGCGTCTGCACGGTCAATCACGCTGTCGTAGAACGTGTTCAGCGCCACATGTTTGGCGTAGCTGCGGGTGTTCAGATGGACCGAATGGGCCACATTGCGGCCCAAAAACAGCAGTCCCATCAGTTGTGCTGCGTTCATTGTGGCATCTCCATCGGTTGCATAGGCTGCGGCATCTCAGGCATGCCCTCCATGCCCACATCCATCTCTTGGCCGGGCATCTCAGGGATGCCGCCGATCTGGCCGTTGGACTCCATCGCAGCGGCCACCACACCCATTGCGATGTCTTGGATCTGCTGCTCGTTCATGCCAGCTTGGGTGGCCGTGATGCGCTGTGTCTCAGCCTGGTATGCCTTGATCTCAGCTTCGTAGTCCTTGCGGCGCTGCTCTTGCATTTCAATCGACTTGCCCACGTTGGTGAGCATCTGGTGCATCTGCTCCATCTCTTGACCCATCGCCTGCATCTGCATCTCGGCAGCTTGCAGTGCCGGTGACTTGTCGTCGTCGGACATGATCTTGGGGTCGATGGTCTTGGCGAACCGTTTGGACATCTCTTGAGCGCCAGGCCAGTCCATGTTCTTGACGAACAGGTCACCGGCAACTTTCCACAGCTCAGGGTTGCCTTGCAGCAATTGAGCCATTGCTTCCAAAGCCTCTTGGCGCTTGGTTGCATAGCCTGGGCCGGTAACAGCCACAACATCGTACTTGCCAACGCCAGGGTTGTAGATCTTCTCGAGCACGATGCCCTGCTCGTCGCGGATCTCGTTGACGGGCTGGTCTTGCTCGGGGTTGATCTTGACCATCTTCGTCTCGCCGTCCTCACCAATGATCCGAGCGATGCGCTGGGTGTCATAGATTTTGGGGATCAGGTCGATCAGTTGACGGGCAATGTGGCGAACGCCACGGGCCAGGTTGTCACCGTAGTGGTACGTGCCCACATCGCCTTCTTTTTGGCGGGCCAAAATGGCCTTGCCAGAGCGCTCGTTGGAGCCCATGCCCAGCGATGCGTTGTACTGGCCGGTGGTCGCCTTGATGTCCTCGGCGGCGCCTGATTTGGCTTGCAGGAGGCCAGAAGACGCCATTGGCGGCTGGGCACGCTGTGGCAGGGGCAACACGCTGCCCTGACCGTCTGTAACGTCAGGGTTGACCTCCAGATAGGGCCAGTTTTGCGTGTTGGCGGTCTTCCATTTTTCTTCGTAGCCCTCAAACTGGCCGCCGTAGCCAATGAATGGGGCCTTGGGCGCCAGCGCCAGCATCTCGGCTTCCTGGGACACCCAGTAGTTGTACATGCGCTGGGCATCTTTGGCGTTGCGCACCAGGCCCGACACGTACAACCGCCCATCGACCTCGAATTCGTTGCCGACAATGCGGATCACCGGAATCCACTTGCCCGCCCACTCACGTTCTTCGAGGATCTCGTAGCCGTTGATCTTGCAATACTTGACCTTTGGACGGTCCGACTCACGGCTGCGCTTAGGCTTGCCGTAGACCGCACGCAGTTGCCTGTCCTCGGGCGTACCTTCAAAGGCTGTCGCGTTGCCGGGGTACAAGTTCAGCGTGGCTTTGTCGTAGTCGATGTAATAGTAGTCCGCGATGCGCACTGTGTCTTCGTTGAGCCAGTTGCTGATCGACTGATCACCCACACCCAGCGACTGAAGGGTCGTGATGGGGGTGGCATCGGGATACATGCGCTCAAATTCAGCCTTGGTCACGTCTTCCGTGATGAAACACCACTTGGCGTCAGCGCCGGTGGGGTCTTGGATCAGGGGGTCCATGTAGACCGAGAAGCTGTTGCGGATGCGACCGATCTTGATGTCCTGATCGAAGGTGTCGTCGTCGCAATACTCGGTCAGCAGGCGGATGTAGCCCTCGCCGTAGGCCACCTGGTTCTCGCAGGCGGTGTCATAGGCCACGTCAGCATCCGAGATGTACTCGATGTGACGGATCATGCCGTTGAACACCTCGGCCACCTTGACATCGGCCTTGTCGTCCACGGGGATCACTTTGGCACCTGGGCGGTTTTGCCGCTGGTCGTTGGTGACTTGACGAACGTGCTGGGGCAGCTTGTTGATGGTCAGTGTGGGGCGTGCGTTGATGGTCTGGCCCTGCACAGCACCACGGGTCGCCAGCACATCGGCTGGCCACTGCCACTGGTTGT